TCCTTCCTCTTATAAAAGGCCTCATTAGTTGCCCTGACCTTACCACGATACTTTATATAATCATACTTGTCCTTGGTAAAATGATTCTTCAAAGCCAAATAACAACGATATGCGTCAGCAGGCATCATTCTGTCTTCCCAAATTCAGAAATGTTAAAAGCAAGAGTAATTCTTTCTTTATTAGACATCTGTGGTTTTACATGATGAAAAGTCTTACTAGGAAACATTACCATCGTTCCATCCTTACCTTCATATCCTACATTATAATCATCAAATAGAGTAGGATGATTATGATTCTTGTAATATATCACACCTGAAAGAAACCCTGCATGGTTATGTCTTGGATTATCGTCTCCTCTATATGCAAAGTTGGTCCATATATCATACCCATCAAAATGCCCATCATGTTTTCTAATTTTAAATTGTCGTGGCACTCCAATTCCCCAATACTTTTGGGACAATCTTAATACCCATGCTAACCAAAAAGATTTCTCAATTAAATCAGGAGAAATAGAACACTGGTATGAATTATGTTTCTTACCATCAATAGAAAGATACCCTACATTCTCATGGGCTTTCAATTCTGCTAATGGATGATTCTTTATCTTTTTACTTTCATTTACCCACTCATCAATTTCCTTCATAATCTGTGAGGGAATCTTAGCTATCATTACAGGACATCCTTCCCGTAACTTTTTCATTTCTAAGATATCCTGTTTCATGCCAAAAGGTAATGGGGTGATTTTTTACCGGACTTTTTTTTCCGACTTTTTTGGAATAAAAAGTCGAATTTCCCTCAGAGAGGCAACTTTGCACGGGAACTACGCTTAAGAAAGTTAAGTTCCTGTGCTTCATACTTAATCTTCTCCTTCAATGGTTTAGATATAAGTTTAGGTACAGATTCTACATCAATATTATTCTGCTCACAAAAATGAATAATAGCATCAATATAATTCATATCTCCTGTATTATGAACCAAAGATTCAATTTCCTGAGCAAATCTAGCAGGACAAAAGAATTTGCTCTCTAATGCCTTCTCTAATTCATTTTCCTTCGACATTATCTGACCTAGTATTGTGATGTACAAATTCTTTAATATATCTCACTAATAACTTAATATAATCCCCTTTGTTCCTTTTGTCAAACACTTTAACGTCACCCCCAGGAGTAACCATAATAGTAATTAACTTCTTAACAGGGATCTTAGTTAATTCATAATAAGCAGCAGCATAAAAAGTCTCCTGAACGAAATAATTTTCCAACCACTTCTCAGGTTTAATCTTTTCTGATGTCTTAAAATCTATAACCGCGAGCTCACCTTCATACTCAGCGATACAATCAACTCTACCTGCTAAACCTAAGTATTCTGAATAGAGAGTTCTTTCTATAGCGTGTATGTTATTTATCCTATCCAGATATGGAGTAGCATGATGAAACATAAACTTAGTAGCAGGAAGGTAATCCTCCCACACCAAATCTCTATTCTCCAAGTATGCTTGAGCAGCTTCGTGAAAATCTGTGCCACGGGTAGTTGCCTTCTTTGTTATACGATTTGCTTCCTCTATACCAACTCTCTTTCGCCAGTCAATAAAGATCTGCCTATTATAGAAAGAAGTTACGGAAGTAATAGAAGGAACCCACTGACCATCAGGTAGTTTATATAACCTACACCCAGGAGTTTCTTTCTTTTCTAATTCAAGTTCACCTAAGTGATTACAATGCTCAAAAATCATAGTCACTCTATAAAAGATACAAGAGTTAGTCTTGCATTTTCAATGGAAGTTCCAAAAGAATTTTGAGCTCGATGAAATCTACGACCAGGAAATAATACAAATCTATTAAATTTATTTGGAATTTTTGCCATTGGTTTATAATGCGAATTCTTCCACCTTCTCAGTCTAGCATAAGTAAATCTCTTTATCAAGTTATCAGGCTCTTCATAAAATTCCGTTTTTCTACGAAGTACTTCTGGCATAGGAAAAGTATCCCTACTTTGATCATAATCACATACCTCAGTGCCTGAATTTGCAGGAGGTTCCGAAGACAAATAAATTATACAAATATATTTGGAATCATCATGATGAATAATCCCTTCCCCAAATTTTTTTGTTACACACTGAAAATTCGATGAGCCTAAGATTAAATTAGAGTCCTGTGTAACAGTCTTTATCTTTGAAAAAATAATATTACTTATATCTGAAGGAGCAGCAGATCTTACTCCAGGGTAATTGAATCCCTCAGTTGTATACCTTTGCTTAAGAGCTAAATTTCTAATAGCATAAGGATTTTTAAAAAAATTGTCCTCAATATAAATCATATATTTAAAAAAGATATCAAAATCAATCTTGCATCTTCAATAGATGTGCCAAAGTAATTCTGTGCTCGATGAAAACTATTGCCTGGAAAAAGGATAAAACGATTAAACTTATTAGGAATCTTGGCTATGGGATTAAAGGATGAATTGATTTCATTCTTTATTCTATCAAACTTATTCGCTTTTATCAAATTTTTAGGGTCTTGATAAAATTCCCTTTTTATACTAGTCATATCCGAAGGTATAACATTATCCCAATCTTCTAAATCAGAGTCACATATCTCAGTCCCTGAATTTTTAGGAGAATATAAAGAGAGATAAACCATACAAGTATATAAAGCCGACCCATCTGTATGAAAAACTCCATCTTTACAATCACCTGTTACGTATTGAAATGATGAAGGAACACCTAATTTTAAAGATGGATTCTTAGTATAGTATTGAGCAGCTGAAAGAACAGGGTCTGTAATTGACTCAGGAATAGTAGAGCATCTAAATCCAGGCCAAGAAGTATTATTATCTGTGTTGCAATTATATTCTGACTGTAATGCTACCTCTCTAATTTCAAAGGGATCTTCAAAGAAATTATCACAAACATGAATCATATATTTAATTCCAATTTCGCAAGGATATACTCTTTCACTAAACCAGAACGAACAATATCCTCCACTCCAAATTCAATGACATCAACTGACGGCATTAGCCTAAGAATTCTCATGAAATCAATGATACCATTCCTCTCATTCTGTTTAACCAAATCAGACTGAGTAGCATCACCACAAAACATAATCTTAGATTGCTCACCAACTCTGGTCATTATACTATCCAACTCATGATAATTCAAGTTCTGGAATTCATCTACAATAACAATTGTCTTATCAAAAGTTGTTCCTCTTATAAATGAGGTGCTCCAGAAGTCAATAGTATCCTGTGCTTTCAAATTACCATACAACATCTCAAAGTCTGCCTCAGTTGGCATCTCAAACATATATTTCACCATATGTTTGTAAGGTATTTGATAAAGTGTGGACTTATCTTCATGATCGCCAGGAAGGAAACCAATTTCACGAGTAGCAACAAGAGACCTAACGATATATATTTTTTCGTAAGGAGTTTCTTGGTCCAGGACATCTCTGAGTGCGTTGTAAAGTGTGATAAATGTTTTACCAGTACCTGCACAACCATATGCTACCAAATTATTATTTGAACCATAAGCATCAAATAACTTTTGTTGGTTAGGAGTAAGAGCCTCAATGTCTCTCAACATATCAGCATTAATAGGTTTCTTTCTCTTCATCTGCTTGACCGTTAAGCCAACACCAATCGGTTGATCCGCTTTTTTCTTACGTGGCATAGGTTATAAAGGTTTTACTGCAGATCCAGGAGCTTTAGATGCTTTATGTAAGACATCGTTCCATCCAGGATGGTGTTTCTTCAGCTTGTCATATACTTCTCCGACTTCTCCAACGGAAGCAACACCTGCGTTCCAATCTTTATCCCAGTCGGGGTTCTCTTCTCTCCACTCTCCGTATGCAATCATAGACATAGAGAGTTCCTTTTTTTCTCCAGTTTCTTTATTAATAACAGGGTATGTTGGCATATCAATATAAAGTTATGTAATTTTATTTAGACCCAGCTAAGGGCTTCAGAGACGGTAGGGAATTGTTCTCTAAAAACTTGACGAACTCCCTCTGCTACATCCATATGTTCTTTCTGTGTTCCATGTGCAGATCGAAGGTTAATATAATGAACCCAAGAACGACAAGAACCAGTCATATAGATTCTAGTAGGAGTAGAAAGAGGAAGTACAAACCTTGCACACTCTTTAGCAATTCCATCTTCTAGCATCTTATTATAGAGATCCATTGAACTCTTGAAATGTTCTTCCATTAATATCTCATACTTCTGAACCACCCATTCATCTACATCATCAGTAGAGTTCTGACGATTCGTTTTATCCTGCCTTCTAAGATGAGGGAGGGGAATCTTTTCACTTAACAAATTAGTATCAGCATATCTCTGTGAGAATTCTTGATAAGTAAAAGATCTATGACGTAATATCTGTGCAGCCAATCCTCTAGTAGTATTAATCTCTACTGTCATGAATGCTTGTTCAAAGACACTCCAATGCCCGTGCTCAATACAATACTTTAAGAGACCAGCAAACTTTTCATTGTCCTGGTTATTAGGGTTACTCACACGCGCCACATATGCCATATGCTTTTCAGCATCCGGAGTAACACTTATTAATTTAACATTTTGATTCATAATTTTACCCATTCTCTTGGTTGTGTTGGTCCATATTTTAAAGGAAAACTCACTGACATTCTAGAAGTTTTAGAAGATGCTAAGTGTGGATAATATTTTGGAATCCAAATCACATCTCCAGGTTTCATATCAACATTCAGTATAGGATCACCCTCCACTGTAAGATTAACATTTGACCCTGAGGTAGGTTCCACTTCTTCCCACACTTTAAAATTTGTTTTACCCTCACACTGAACAATAACATTGTCAGCAT